GATTTTTGGTTACCTCGTAGAGAAGGTGCAAAAGGCACAGAAGTTTCTACATTATCTGGTGGTCAAAACCTTGGAGAGATTTCAGATGTTGAATACTTTCAAAAGAAATTATATCAATCTTTGAATGTGCCAATGTCAAGATTGGATTCAGATAACGGATTCAACATGGGCAGAGCCGCAGAGATTACAAGAGATGAACTGAAGTTTACAAAGTTCGTTCAGAGATTAAGAAAAAGATTTACTCAAGTCTTTAATGATGTACTCAAGACACAACTTGTGTTAAAAGGTATTATCACAATTGAAGATTGGGCAAAGATAAAAGAACATATACAGTACACTTTCTTGAAAGACGGGTACTTTGCAGAACTAAAAAATGCAGAGATGCTTAGAGAAAGATTAAGTCTTGCACAAGAAGTTGGTCCGTATGTGGGTAAATACTATTCTGTTGAGTATGTAAGAAAGAATATCTTACAACAAACAGATGAAGATATACTTGAAATTGACAGGCAGATTGCCGGTGAGATTAAAACTGGAATTATTGCATCACAAGATATGGGTGATGATATGGATTCCGAACTAAATATAGGAGATGAATAATTATGTCAAATGAAAATGTAGTAAATATGGTAGACTCTTTAACAAATGGTGATAATGTTGCCGCTCAGGACGCATTTAAAAGTGCGTTGACTGACAAGATTGGTCAGGCGTTAGACGACAAAAGACAAACTGTAGCAAATGACTGGCTAAATGCTGGAGATAATTTTGAGGCAATAGATGATGGTTCAGAATTGTCTGGTACTTCAAGTTTTAGTCCTGATGCTCAAGATGACTTTGATGCTGTAGCATCACAAGTTGATGCAGACAATGAACCTTTTGAAATTGATGACGACCAAGTAGAGGAAGATTAAGTGTTAGACCTGTCGTTTAAGAAGTTTACAAGAGAACTAAATGAGCGCAGGTATGACGGTCCTCAGAGTTCTTCGGAGTTTAAGAAATTATCTCCAAAGATGAAAGCCGCAATCTTAGATATTTACTCTATGATTAATAAGGCATCTGACCCAATTATATCAAAGATTGAAGGTATTATTAAGGTAGCATCAAGAAAACACGGTGTTAGTACTTACGATATCGAAGATTATTTTGACAACGAATTAATTAAATAAAAGGATAAGAAATGGCTATTGCAACAAGAACACTCAAAGATACAGCTATTGCAACAGGTAGTGGAGCTGCTGGTGGTAAAGTAACTGTCTTAGTAAACATGAATGACAATACTACTGCCGACTCGCTTGTAGTTGATGCAAGCGCTTTAGCTGGACACGCTAATGGTGCAAAACTAGATATCACCAGAATATGGTGGGCATTAGTACAAGGTACTGCTGACGATAACACAGGTTGGGCTTCGCTTTATTTTGAAGGCGATACTGATGTTACAGCAATCAATCTTGCTGGCACAGGACACTATGATGGCACTGCTGGTAAAATTGAAAACAGCGTAACAAACACCGGTGCAACTTCGGGAGATATAAAGTTAAGTGCTTACGGCGTTTCTGGTTATGTTATGATTGAACTAAGAAAAGACTCAGCGTTTACTGCGTAATTTCTCATGGCAATTAGTAATGTAAAGGTAGTGAATACCACTTCCAAGTACATTGTTAAGTCAACAGGTACTAAGAGTGAAACCAACCAAGAATTGGTTGATGCAGAAAATCTTACAGAAGGAACAGATGGTTCAAAAGTAAGTTTAATAGAGTGCTACTATCTAATAGAAGGCACAGGAACATTAACAATCAGTACAGATAGTGAAAGTACTGACTTACCTTTGACTGGTAAAGGTAAATATGGACTAAGACCTAATCAGTTAAAGTATGGTAATGATAAAATATTTAAATTAACAACTGACTCAAATGTAAATAGTTATTTGTTAGTAACAGAATTTAGGAGAAATTAATGGCAGATGTTGTAACAAGTCAAACATTAGTAGACACAGCAGGAACAAAAACTGTAATGAAGTTTACTAATATGAGTGATGGTTCAGGTGAAACACTTGTAACAAAGATGGACGCTAGTGCGTTGACATTTATGACCGAAGATGCGACAAAGAGTCTTGCAAAAATTTGGTGGGCAATTAACACAACAAATGGTAAATCAGGAGTTGAACTATTGTGGTCAGGAAGTGGTACTAGTGGTGTGAACTCAACAATAGGGTTCTTTTCAGGAACAGGTTATCACGACTACTATACTGCTGGTAATGCTATTCCTAATAATGCAACATTGACAGCAAACGAATCTCCTGCAGGCGATATTTCAATATCAACAAAAGGTTTTGTCGCAGGCGATAACTACACAATTATATTAGAAGTGAGATAGATGAGTAAGAGAAAACCTAAAGACCGTTCTCGTGAGATACTAGAGAGAATAGTCGGGACTAAGTCGAAGGCAACTTTGGCTGAGGCATTTAAAATGGCATTTGCTGAGAAGTATGATGTCAAAAGAGATGAAATTAAACAAGGTATAGTCGATAAAGTCTATAACAAAGAAAAGGTGGAAGAATGAAACTAATTACAGAAACAATTGAAGATATCGATATCTTAACAGAAGCCAATGCAAAAGGTGGCAAAGATTATAAGATTCGTGGTGTCTTTATGCAAGCGGACATTAAGAACCGCAATGGTCGTGTATACCCAGTAGGCACTTTGCAAACTGAAGTTAACCGATACACAAAAGAATTTATTGATAAGAAAAGAGCTTTTGGTGAACTGGGACATCCTGACGGACCTACAGTTAATCTAGAAAGAGTTTCTCATATGATAACCAGTCTTAAGCCAGAAGGTAAAAACTTCATTGGTGAGGCGAAAATAATGGATACTCCTTACGGCAAAATCGTCAAGAACTTAATTGACGAAGGCGCTCAGTTGGGTGTATCATCAAGAGGTATGGGTTCTATATCTAACGGTACAGTTGGTAAAGACTTTTATCTCGCAACAGCAGCTGACATAGTTGCAGACCCATCGGCACCTGATGCTTTTGTAGAAGGTATTATGGAAGGTAAAGAATGGGTATGGGACAACGGCGTACTGAAAAGTAAAACTGTTGAAGCATATAAACACGAAATAGAAAAGGCAAGATTACACGAATTAACGGAAGTTAAATCAAAGATTTTTGCTGACTTTATCTCAAAGTTGTAAAAAAAGTACGCAAACTAACACAAATGCGTAAGGATTGAGATGTTAGTTTGTATAAATATTTGTAATTAATAAAATTAATTAATTTTTTAATAAAGGAGACCGAATGTCTGAAACCGAAATTAAAGAAGAAGAAGTCTTAGCAGAAGCGCCTAATGTAGTTACTAAGGACGCAGAAAAAGCTGAGCCTACTCACCTTTCAAATGACGCTGAGGATTTGGGTGCGCCAGTAGTTAAACCTACTGACAGTAACCCGGACGCAACGAAAAAGGTATCAAAAGTATCTGACCAAGTAAATAAAGATGCTAAAGATGGTTCTTTAGAGAAGGACAATAAACCAACTACAGCTTCTGAAGAAGTAGAAATTGACTTAACTGATGATGTTAAAGCATTAGTTTCAGCTGACGCTGATTTATCTGAGGACTTTAAAGATAAAGCTGCGACAATTTTTGAAACTGCTGTTAAGACTAGAATCAAAGAACAGTCAGCAATACTTGAAGCACAGTTTGAAGAAAAACTTGCATCTGAAACTGAAACAGTAAAAGAAGCTATGGTCGAGAAAGTCGATTCATATCTTAACTATGTTGTTGAAGAATGGATGAAAGAGAACGAATTAGCAGTTGAAAGAGGTATTCGTACTGAAATCGCTGAAGATTTTATTACTGGACTTAAAGGACTTTTCAAAGAACATTATATTGATGTTCCTGAAGAAAAATACAATGTACTAGACGATTTAACAGGTCAAGTCAAAGATTTAGAAAGTAAACTTAACGAACAGATTGAGAAAAATGTCAATCTTTCTAAAGATGTTTCTGAGTCTAAAAGAGAAAGCTTAGTTATTTCTGTATCTGAAGATTTAGCAGACACAGAGAAAGAGAAGTTTGCTTCTATGGCTGAAAATGTTGAGTACGATAGTGCTGAGAAGTTCCAAGAGAAATTAGAAACTATTAAAGAATCTTATTTCCC